GGGACGCCAGGGACTTGTGCCAGTTTGAGTTCATCGGCGGGATGATGGCTCGCGTTGCCCTGTATGTCGTAGGCAAACTGCATTCACGATCGTTGACCGGGGACGAACAGATCGATGAAGCTTACGACTCATTTTACCATGGCTGGTGCGGGGATGAACCCGCTGATGACGGTTCGATTCGTTGCGATATCTCTGGCCGGAACCGGTGGATCAAGCAGGTTCAGTTGGGGTTCCTTGGTTTCCTGATTGACGGGGATTACGGCTGGATTGAGGTTGCTCCAGAATTATCCCCTTCGGCGGAATTTTGTGTTCAAGCTGTCGAAGCCGATCGTATAGGATCTCCTTTAGAACAGTTAGTTCAGGAGAACTATGTGGGAGGAGTCTCGCTCGATCCAGATACAGGTCGAATTGGGTCTTATAGAATTTTTCAGAGAACGCGCACCAATCAGTATAAAGATCCTCAGGAGATTCCATTTGGATCATTTATACATCTACATGATCCAGATCGTCCAGATGAATATCGCGGACGCACCAAACTTCTCCGTGTTCTGAACGACGCCAGAGACATCCGTGAATGGATCGAATCCGAGAAGATTGCCGGTAAAACCCAGAGTCAATGGACTGCTCTGGTTGGGTTAAAAGATCCTTTCGGTAATACCGGTGCAACAGCTTGGACTGATAAAACCGGGGATGGGACGCCGACACAGAAGGCTGAGTGGGGCAAGATCCTAAGGATGGCTGAAGGTGAAGTCTTCAGCATGCTTGCCCCACCAGCACGTCCTTCCGGCGCGTTCATGGAATTCGTCCAGGTCATCATCCGTAAGATGGCGGTATCCCTGGATCTTCCATATGGGTTCCTATGGGATCTGGCAACCCTGGGTGGTGTAACGGCGCGTATTGAAGTTCAACAAGCTTTGCGGAGGATTGAATACTGGCAGCAACTTCTAGAGCACAAGGTGCTGAACCGAATCCGTCAAAAAGTGATTGCACAGGGAATTGCTCAAGGTTTACTTCCTCCGCACCCGCTTTGGAGAAAATGTGAATGGCACTACGGTCTATCGATCCAGACTGACGTCGGATACGAGATGGAAGCAGATATTCAAGCGATCGGCGCTGGCATCATTCCCGTGAGTGAAGTGACCGGCAAATATGGGAAATCTCCACGAGAAGTTTTCTTATCAAATGCTACCACTGCCAATGAAGCGATCCAGGTCGGAGCGGAGACCGACATACCGGTGGAAGTATTCGCCAGAATGCTTTATCCGGATCTTACAGAACAGAAGGCTGCAATGGTCACAGGTCCAATACCACCACCGAAGCCCGGAACAATCGAAGCAATCGGTGACAAGGGCGTGAAGCAACTTGTCGATATCCTAAAGGCTGTCGGTGATGGCAAATTGGACGCGGACAGTGCGAAGAATACGCTGAAGAAGGTATTCGGAATTCCTGAGGCTATGGCTGAACAGATGGTGCCAGACCCAGACTTGAGCATCATCAAAGCCTTGCATCCTAAGCCTGCAGCGCCAGGAAATGGCAGCAGACCATCAGGCGCTAAAGTGACGACGACAAAAAAGAAATCGAAACCAGCACGTAAATGACGCGACGATCTCTCGTTTCGTTCACTGAATATTACCTTCGAAACTTAGACAAACTGGAAGCTCTGGCTCCAGAGACCCAGCGCAGGTTCTGGAGCCAGCGTGAGTGGCATCCAATCGTTCAGATGATGTGGGTTACACTCACCCACAGTAATGGTGAAGGGTTAATTACTTACCCTGATGGCACAAGAATAACGTATCAGGTTAAATCTTGAGTCCTGGCCCTCGTCCTGGAAACTCAGGAAATTCTTCATCCTTTTTCTCCCCAGTTTTCATATTGCATTTGTTGATGTATTTAGATTGATTAATCTGAGCAAGTCTTCGTATTTTATTAAAACTGCTCCAGAAAATTTGAATGGCTTGCTCCATTTCAGATTCCGAGCCATCCCCGTTAACGATTCCCGACATAGCAGAATTAATCATTAAGCGCCAGTTATTATCATTCATCGAACAGGCAAACGTAGCCATGATGGTCATGACAACATTTAATCCTTCTTCTGATCCTGATGTGCTCAGGACCATATCCAGAATCTCTTCTGCAGTAGAGAACATCTTTTTTCTGAATTCATTATCAGTAAGTTTTGTCCACTTAAGATTGTCCATCGTCTGTTTCCTCTTTTATTCCGATTTCAAAAATATCGGCCATTAACTCGCATTTGTGCTGTGCTTCTTCTGGTGTATCAGCTTCTGCATATCCAGCCAATGTTCCGACTGGCAGATTTTTAAACAGCTCTATCATTGGGTCATGTAAAGAAGCACACAGAATCCTTTCTTTCCATGTACCATCATTCCAGTCACCCCATTCCACGTTTAAAGCCACGCGGCCGCCGTCCTCTTCATTAATGGTAATTTTGATTTCTTTCATATGAATCCTACCCAGGTAAATTTAGGGCAGTTACACAGAGTGCATTTCCCATGTCCTTTTTCCAGTGTATCTTCGTGATCGCTATTCGGGCAATCTCCTATATGCCCGCATACACAGAGTCCGATTTTAGGTTTAATTTCGTTGGGACCAGAGACTATCTTTGAGTTGTTCATCTGTTTGTTTTTCAATTTTACCGAAGATTGGAAACTTCGGGTTAATGATCTTTTTAGATTTGCCACCTGATTTTTTGTACATTTCATCCAGTTTCTGTTGAATGCCTTTATGTATGTTATTGCAAAAGGATTTAAATTTATCATCAGTTAATTCATCAAACCCAGCCATTGGCGTCAGATCCAATATGTATTCTTTCCCGGATCTCGTGAGCCTGAGTACGCATTCAGTGGATTCACATTCCGTCGGGGTAGCCAACGGCAGCGACGATATAGTGTGCTTCATTGTCTCGATCGCTCGCTGTATCCCCTGACTCAAAAATGCTGCAGCGGTTTTTAACGGACCATTGGGTTGATTCCGTAGGTCCATTGGAAACATGATGAGAACTTCACCTTTAAGTTCGGTTAGTGTGATCGTCAGTTTTATTTCTTGGTTGTTCATGATTACGTCTCCATTTCTTGTATTCCTTTTTTATGTCCTGAAATATTTTATAGATTGTGCCTATTGCCGTAGCGAGTAATGCTAATGCTTCTGCGGCGCTGACCATATCGGCCGGTTTATGCCTTCGTGATTTGGGGGCTCTCCTAGATTTAGGTTTAGCCATAGTAAAAAAAGTGGGCGGGATAATTGCACCCGTCCCGCCCAGCGGGGTTAATTATTTAGACCGATACTGATTCCGACCGCTTGCCACTGATACCGTTCTTGGCTACTTCACTGGCGGCTTGCGCAATACCGTCCGCGATTTGCCGAACCATATAATCAATGTGCTCGATCGTTACGTTCACATCGTAGTCGACCTTGAATTCGGTGACTTTGCCGTCGACTTCAATGCGGGCTTTGGCTACAACAGCTATTTTAGCTTTGTGGCCTTCTCCCATTTTCTTGTTTCCGTTTGTGTTTCTTTTCATGTTTTTATTCTCCTTTCTCGTATTTGATGTTTACTCAGTTGCTGCTGCAGTGGCAGGAATGTCCTGATTGAGCTTATCCAGCTTCTTCATCAGTTTCTCCCGACGACGCTCACTCCGAGCTTTCTGATTCTCGGCTTTGCGTTCACTGCGCGTCATGTTGAGCATACGTCCAGTTTTGTCGTGGATGTATGTCAGCAGGTTTCTCTTCATGGTCTTGATCCTATTTTTCTTGTTTTTCTTGTTCATGGTTTCTTTCTTTGTATTTGCAGATGGAGTCTGCTAGCTCTCGATGGAATGTTATCCACCGACTGGAGTACCCTGTCTCCAAGGTACTCACAGTCGATCGATTAAACGGACCCGTAATGACTTCCGTAATGGTAGTTACTCATATCGGAAACGTCATCTGTACCGAATCGCAGATCATCTGCGATCTCCGCTTGCCACGGAAAATCCACAGTATATGGATCTCCGTGACGTGGTGTAGGTTGAACAGGAGTGGGTTGCTCTTTCGATGCTATTGTTTCTCCTGCCAGGATGACTAACAGCGAACCGCCGTAGTTTTTGATTTGTGCTCTATTCATGGTTGGTTTTTCTATTTGTGGTTTTGTTTTCAGACCTATCTCTTCAGGCGTAGATGGTCGGTCTACGCGACCGGGGGGATAGAACCCCGGTTTCGATTTGTTTATCTTCCGCTGCGAGCT